TTCATTTAATCTAAAAAATCTTCTATTTTTTTGTATTCAAATTTCATTTAATCTAAAAAATCTTCTATTTTTTTGTATTCAAATTTCATTTAATCTAAAAAATCTTCTATTTTTTTGTATTCAAATTTCATTTAATCTAAAAAATCTTCTATTTTTTTGTATTCAAATTCACAATTAAAATCCCACATACAACTAAAACTATACCAAGTGCTTGATAAATATTAATATCTTCTTCATAATAAAAATATGAAATCAATATAGTTAATACAATAAATAAAGGTTGAACTATTGAAACACAATAAAATGAATCTTTATTATTTAATAGTTTATAAAAACAAAATAAAGCAATACATCCAGTAACCATTGTGAAACTAAGCAATAAAAAAATATTTAATGATACATTTTTAATTTTATAGTTGAATTTTTTATTCATTATAAAATGGTATAAAAAGAAAAATATAAAAAAAGGTGCTCTTAATAAAACCAATTCTATTGATTTAAAATATTTTAATAAGTAATGTTTTTCAATAATAACAGTAAATGCCCATCCAAATGCAGCAAGTGCAATAAACAATAAATTATTAAACATATATACTAAATATATAAAATTAATTATCTATTGGAAAACTTTTATAAACACCTGATTCAGGAGGAACTTTAATATATGAGATTATTTTAATATCAGAAGATTCATTATTAGTCTTAGATACAGTATCAATAGTGCACATACTTTCAAATGTTTTCCCTATATCACTGGGATCAAATGAAAAAACTTTTTCATTATTATGATTTCTATAAAAATAAGAGAATTTATGTTTATGTAATAGATTAACAGCACTTACAATATCCATGCCAATTATTTTATCGTTAAAATATATGTGCCAATAATTTTTATTAGTATTAGTATATTTTGGATCCATTATATTTATAAGTGTTATACATTTATAAATATATTTTTAATAAATAAATTTTATTTAATAAATTTGATTACCTAATCTCGTCGACAAGTCCATACTTCACGCATTTTCGCGCAGACCACATAATATCATGTCTCAGAAGTTCATCTAAACTATCTTCTGGAAGTTTACCATTACAAGCTTCTTGCATATATTTCTTCAAATCTTTCATTAACTTCTTATTATTTTTCATATCATCTTGGCACTCACTGTATTTTCCCCAACATCCACTACGAATTTCATGAATCATCATATAGGAATGTTTCCTAATAATTTTTCTATTCCCGGCCAATGAAATAAGAACACCTGCACTTGCAACACAACCTTCGCATATAGTTGTAATATGAGCATCTAAATGTTTCATATGTTCAATTACAGATAGTGCAGAGTATACTTCCCCACCATCACTATTAATATGCAACATAATACTTGGTTTTTTACTATCAATAGTATAATACTTATTAACAAATTTACTTGCTTTATCAAGAGCTGTAATAAGATCAATACAAGTCTTTCGAGTTACATCTGCATGAAATAAAATACGATTATTTTTTACTTTAATAAAATTCTCAGTTGAATCTTTATTAAGATTTTCTTCTTCATCACTATCTGAATCATCATCTAAATTTTTGCCAAGATCAATCTTCTTTTCTTTTTTAACTTTATCATTATTTTTATTTGTCATATAACCACCAATCCTTCTACGTTTATTTTTTCTTTCAATTGAGTACATCTAATTAAATTATGTTAAAAATCTTTAAATTATTTTTAATATAATAATTAATTAAATAATTATTATATGTAAATTAAACAAATTAAAAATATATAATAATTTTATATATAATGTGTGGTATTATAGCTGGATTGTCATTAAAAAATAAAAAGATTGTAGATATACTATTAAGTGGATTAAAACAATTGCAAAATAGAGGGTATGATTCTGCTGGTATATGTACAATGAATGGTAAATTTAGTTTAATTAAATATGCAACTACAAATGAAATGGACTCAATTAATAGATTAATTAAAGAGAAAGATAAATTAAATCAAGGACAAATTGGAATTGCACATACTAGATGGGCAACCCACGGTGGAAAAACAGATATAAATTCACACCCACATTTAAGTTATGATAATAAAATTGTAATTGTACATAATGGAATTATTGAAAATTATAAGGAATTAAAAAAAATGTTAATCGAGAAGGATATAGAATTTAAATCTCAAACAGATACTGAGGTTATAGTTAACTTATTAGCTTATAATTATAATAAATTTAGGAATAATGAGGAAAGTGATAGTGATGAAAATGAATACCAAGAAAACAATGAATACCAAGAAAACAATGAATACCAAGAAAACAATGAATACCAAGAAAACAATAAATACCAAGAAAACAATAAAGAAAGAGATATTTTTGTTTATTCTATTAAAAAAACAATTGAAATGTTAAGAGGAACTTGGGGACTCGCAATTATGAATTTAGATGATAAAAATAGATTATATTGTGTAAGACATGGTAGTCCAATATTAGTAAGTAAAAATGATGATATGGTTTTAATTGCATCAGAGCAGAGTGGTTTTAATGGAATAACCAATAATTATTTTACATTAAATAGTAATGATGTGTGTATTATTGAAAAAGAATTAGATAAGATAAGTATTAAAACCGAATATAAATACAAATATATAAAATCACAAAATAAAAATTTTGATTTGACACCAGATCCTTATCCACATTGGACAATAAAAGAAATAAAAGAACAATATCATTCATCAATGAGAGCAATTAGTTTAGGTGGAAGATTAGTTGATAATAATAAAGTAAGATTAGGTGGTTTAACAGAACATAAAGAAGTATTAAAAAGAATAGATAATTTAATTTTTCTAGGATGTGGTACGTCGTATTATGCCGCAATGTGTGGAATTAATTATTTTAAAGAATTATGCAATTTTAATGTTGTGCAATTAATTGATGGTGCTGAATTTAATGTATTAGATATTCCAAAAGTAGGAAACACAGCATTAGTATTATTATCACAATCTGGTGAAACAAAAGATTTACATAGATGTATCAAAATAGGAAATGATTATGATTTATTTATGATTGGTATAATTAATGTAGTTGATTCAATGATTGCACGTGAAGTAAATTGTGGTTGTTATTTGAATGCAGGTAGAGAAGTTGGTGTTGCTTCTACAAAATCATTCACAAGTCAGGTTATCTTATTAAGTTTACTAGCAGTTTGGTTTAGTCAAATACACGATAAAAATAATATAAAGCGAATAAAATATGTAAAATCGTTAAGAATGTTACCATATAATATTAAAAATTCAATTTCAATTGTAGAAAAAAAGAAAGAATTATTAATAAATATATTAAATAAAAAAAGTTTATTTGTATTAGGAAAAGGAAAAGGTGAAGCAATCGCTAAAGAAGGTGCTCTTAAAATAAAAGAAATTACCTATATTCATGCCGAAGGTTATTCAGGAAGTGCATTAAAACACGGACCATTTGCATTATTAGATGAAAATGTTCCAGTAATATTAATAGCACCATATAATGAACATTATACAAAAATGTGTAATGCTTATGAGGAAATAAAATCAAGGAATGCACCAATTTTATTTATAACTGATAATCCAAATTGTGAATATGATAATTGTATAATATTGCCAATTAATAAGGTATTCTCAGAATTACTTAGTGTTATACCTTTACAATTAGCAGCATATTATATATCAATACATAAAGGAATTAATCCCGATATGCCAAGAAATTTAGCAAAATGTGTAACAGTTGAGTAATTATATTAATATATTTAGTTAATTAAATAATTTATATAACAATTTATATAAATTAAATAATTTATATAACATTTTATAAAAAAATAAAAACAAGAATAAATTAATTATGTATGTATATACTATAAACGTTATGAAATTTAATAGTGGATCATTATGTTCAATTAATACAGGATTTAGTTTAACAGGTTTAACAGAGCAATTTGAAACATTTTCAACATTTGAAAATTTTAAGCCAGGTTCAAAGCCAGGTCCTAAACCACCTGCTAAATCAGCACCAGCAAAACCAGCGCCAGCAAAACCAGCACCAGCAAAACAAGCACCAGCAAAACAAGCACACTTACACATACCAGCAAAACCAACACACTTACACATACCAGCAAAACCAGCACACGTACATGTACCATCAAAACCAGCACACTTTAATCCGCCACACAGACACCCACATCCACCACACAGACGTCCACATAGTTGGCCAAGAGGTCCAAATCGTCCACCACCAAGATGGGCACCAGGTGTTATTGTAAGAGACATCCCAAGAGTAGTTGAACAAAGATATGTTGAAGTCAAGAATGATTATTCTCCATGGCTCTATGTATTAATAATTGTTGTTGTATTAATGCTCACTGCAATGTTCCTTAAGAGAAAGTAAATATTTATTCACTTGCATAAAATAGCCAGTGAATTTCATTCACTTGCATAAAATAGCCCGTGAATTTCATTCACTTGCATAAAATAGCCCGTGAATTTCATTCACTTGCATAAAATATATTTTTATAATTAAAATTAATTGTAAAAATATTATTAAAAAATTTATACTATTTAGTTTAGTTAAGTTTTAGATGTGGTTGGCATGATTAGTGCATTTAAATAACGTAAATTATCAGGGTCATTGTATTTCTTATTAGCTTTATCAGGTAAATTATCAATAAGTACTATTCCATCTTTTATATTTATATTTTTATAATATCCAATAACACTGTCTTTTGAAACACTTGCTAAAGGGGTTTTACACATATGATAAGGATATTTATTATTAATAATTAAATTATCATTATCTAGCTCTATACCAACTTCCTTTAATTCTGTCACTTTTAACATTGTAAATTCGTATTTATCTACATAATCATCATAATTATTTATAAACTTATTACGGTCTATTGAAGTACCAATATATTTATCCACACCATTTATTTTATTTTCTATATTTCGTGCATAATTAATATTCATATATTTTTCACATCTTTTTTTCCAATTATTACCACCAGTATAAATTGCAACTAATATGAAATCACCTTTCTTTAAATTATTTATTGCATTATTAATCTTTTTATCACTTGCACCACTTGCACCGCTTGCACCATTTTCACCACTTGTACCACTTGCACCACTTGCACCACTTGCACCACTTGCACCACTTGCACCACTTGCACCACTTGCACCACTTGCACCACTTGCACCACTTGCACCACTTGC